GAGTAACATTTAATTTAACATCAGAATCACTACCCACATCAAGATTAGCTGCCCCGACTTTGTTTTGCTTCAGAATAGATTGAACAGCACCGCCAGCAGCAAATTTTTGAATCATTCCACCGAGAGCTTTTCCTTTTGGCATATACCTCCCAGTTGTTAAGACTTCAGGTATTTTATATACTTTTTTAGTTAAAAATCTACCAAAACCACCACCAGTTTTAATTTCATCATTAACGTCAGTTCCTTTTTTGATCATATTTTCTAATACGGTGGTAGCCCTTATAGCCGCCGTACCAGCGGTCATATTACGAGAAACGAAGGCAGATGGAGGTACTTTATAGCCCTTTTTAGATGCGGAAAATTCTTCTTTTAAACCCTTGTTCTTTTTAAACTTACTTATCTTTGCCCATTTTTGTTTAGACACATAAGAATTTTTGTTTCCAGTCTCGTAAGCGTCATAACCCTGCACCCTGACACCCTTTTTATAAGTGCCTCCCTCGGGAGTAATATCTACATCAAAAGTATCACCGTCATCAAAGTCAGACACAATAGATTTAACTCTTCCTCCGGCCTTATATTTATTATTATTCATCTGAGCCAATTTCTTAGCACCCAATTTCTTAACACTACTTTTGCGAATAACAAACTCACCCGGGGTCAACATTGCGGGCACAGTATCCCTGTTTCCAGTGCCCGGAACTACGCCACCCGTAGCAAACTTTCTGATTGGACCGCCCTCGTTTCTTCTTGTAAACCTACTCGCTCCAGCCAAAGCCGCTATTCCGGGAGCTAAAGCTCTTCCAAGTTTTAATCCCATTAAAGGCAAGAGTAATGGCAGTAAAGGCTCTAAAGCCCCCACCATCTTGGTAAAGGCATCGGCCAACTTCAAGACTAAGCGAGCCATAGTTTGGAACGATGTAGAATCCGCTAAGTTACGAACCAGAGCATCAAATTTTTCTCTGGTTTTATCAAACTGGACAGAGAGTGACTGCTGTGCTGTAGCGGCATCTCTAGCAACAGAACCGCTAGACTGTTGAGCGACCCTTAAAGCGTCTTGAGCTACCGTAAATTGCTTAATAAGGGGAATAACCTTACCAATCTGCCTAAATCCACCTAGAGACTCAACGATTTCACTAAACCTAAAGTCTCTAGGGTTTAAATCTGCAAGACCAACGGAAAGCCTGTTTATAGCCTCATAAGCTCCAACAAATTGACCTTTAGAGTCTCTTAGCTGGATACCAAGTTCCTTTAGTTGATCAACGGTGTCAGTTCTTTGCAGGCGAGTAAAAATAGTTCGTAAACCAGTAGAGATTGTTTCTGCGGTTTCACGAGTGGTTGACCTAACGGAAGTAAACAAAGCTATAAGCTCGTTAACGCTACCACCAGCAGATTCAAATACGCCACCAACCCTTCTGATAACTGTAATCAAGTCGCCAGACTCAACGGCAAAGTTCTTGGACACAGAGTTGATCGCATCCATAGTTTTTTCTAGAAACTTGATGTCTCCACCAACCCTTTTTGCTTCATCGCCAAACTGCCTGAGAGCGGCAACAGCACCTTCGGTTGTGTCTTCAATATCTTCAAAGGTTGCACCCAATGTGGTCTTGGCAAGAATGTCCAACGCGGCCTTAACTTTAGTAACTTCAAAGCCAGCCTGAGTTAAAATTCTAGATATACCAAGCAAGTCCTTAGAGCTTGCACCCAAAGATGTTGAAAGTTTAGTTATTTCTTTTGTTAGCCCAGATAACTGTTTTACGCTTCTACCTGTGACCTGTTCGATTTTTATAAGCTGTCTTTCAAACTCGATAGCTTCACCGAAGGCATTTTTAATAGAACGGGTAAGGGCAAGCAAAGAACCTGTGGCTATCGTGATAACACTAAACCTTCTAGCTGCTTCAGACAAACTTCTATTTAGATTGCCCATATTATTAGCGGATTGTTGCGTGGCCTTGGAGAGTCCCTGCATTTGACTGTTTGCAGCCGCCATTTGCCTTGGGTTAGCCTTTACTTGCACATCGACAGTAATGCCGTTCAAATCCCTTGATATTTGATTAGCAACCTGAGCAGTATTTGTAGGAGCCTGCAACTGCAATTGAGCAGTCAAGTTAAACGCATTAGCCATCTTTTTTCCACCCTTAAATAAACGGGGGAATTATCTTCCCCCTTAAATAAACTCACTAACTAAATTACACAACTATGCTGTTTCTTCAGTTTTTTTTGTGCTTCTTTTAGTTTTTTTAACTGCCTTAGCTGGTTTTTCACTAGCTTTGCCGATAGGCTTGCCGCTATCGTCAAGAAAGGGCTTTCTTTCTGCAAGAGAAAGTTTAACCCACTCTTCTTCACCCTTCTCGTTTGTCTTGCAAATAACCTCTTCTCCGTCCCTATTTACAAAATAAACTTTAGATTCGTCTTTTTCTTGCTTCGCCTTTTCCGTTCGGTAAGCTATATACCTACCTTCTTCATTGATAAGTCTACCTTCAGAATCAACAGTGTGACCCTCTTCATTGATAAACTCAAGCTCTTCATTAACAAAATTAAATTCTTTCAAGAACTTGTTTTCTTCAAGATTTTTATCGTAGTCTGGGTCTAAACCATAAATCATGCCAGCTAGTTCGGATGCCGCTTTAACCACCCAAGGTTGTTCAGCTTGAGAATCATACGCCTTCTGATCCATAAAGCAAGGCTTTTTAGACTTAGGGTCTAACATGCACAACCTGATAAGCTCGGAGAATCTAGCGTTGTCAGCTTGGCCCTCAGCCGAATTTTGGTCTAGTGCATTTTTTTCTGAAAGCAACTCTCTAAAATCCTCTCTTTTTTTACGCAACAATAAAGCAATTTCTCTGGCTTCTGAGAGTTTAATTCCTCCACCCTTTAACTTGTCTTCGTAGGAAGATATTTCTGCAACCAAAAGGTCGTGCTGCTCTTGTTTTTCATCATCCCAAACTTCATTGTCTCTCATGTAAGACACAAGTTTTTGCCTTAGTGGAGCCTTTGATTTTAAAGCTGCCGTAAAAGCTTTGTTGTACTCTATTTGTGAGTCCCTGTAATCTTTTGCTGTTGGCTGTCTAAGTAGAACCTCTACTTTGTTTCCATCCAAATCCACGCCTTCGATAAGTCTTTCTTTAGTTTCCATCTTAATTGTCTCCTGTTTTTTTTGCTATTGGTAAATTAATATAATGCTTCTTCCTAACGATGTCATAATCGACAAACTCTGATTCCAGATTTCTAATCTGAGTGTTTCCTCTATCTAGTATTTTAGCACGAGCATCCTCGTAAATATCTAAAAGCTTCTTCTGATCCTCCGTTTTTTCTAAGTTGTTATCAAAACCCCATAAAAATCCAAAACTTTCCTCTAGCGTTGACAAAGCACCAATCATAGTTGTTTGAATTTTTTTTACCGCTACTTTAAAAAGTTTGTCTTTCGACAGTTCTTTATATCTTTCCTCTCTTGTTGACCTGTAGTCTAAAGATTTTTTTAAAAAACTTTCATCCATTACCTTCCTCCTTTAATTTTACTTAACGCTGCTTGTCTGCCCTGCATAGCCATATCCTGCTTTACGTCTTGCAGTTCAGTAAATTTGACCTGTCCACCAGCACCGTCTATTTGTGCATTTCTTCTGTTGATAGTACCTCTTGACAATGGGTCGTTCATATCGTATATACTTTTAGCTGCATCAGCATTGTTAGCCATAACAAATATCTCTTGAGAATTAGCTATTTTAGGGTTCTTTATCAAGCTTTCAGCCTCTTTCTTTTTCTTTTCTTTTTCCGCTTTTCTCTTTTGCACTAGAAACCAACCATCTAAACAATCGTCATCCTCTATGACCTTTTCATTTGGACGTTCAGGGCTTTCGTAAACATTGTCATACATTGAAGCAAAAGAACAAAGTGCGTTCTGAGGAGAAGTGTAGTCCTTTGACGGTTTGTCGAATATTCCTGAGTGATTATTGCCATTGTTCCACATAGAACGCCAAACTCCAAACCTAGCTATAGCTCTGTATGTAGCCGTTTGAATCGACGAGGAGTTATAGTATTCCATAACTGAAGAAATGGTGTATTTGTTCCAGTCATAAGGGGTTCCATCTGGGAACTGCGTTAATTTTGATATCAGCCACATGTTTCTTGAGAACTCTGCGGTTCCCTCACAAGACGTGTGATCAAGTTGAACTTTCTTTGATTTTAATTTTAAGAAATCCGACTCCATGTTTCTTATGATTCTTTTAATGGATTTGAGTTTTTTCTTATCATAAAAAGATTCAAACGCTTCTATCTTTTTGTTTTCGATATCTTTTTCAACCTTTTCTGCATTCCTATCATCTAGGGGAGTCCAAAGATCATTTTCTATTAAAATTTCAATAAGTTCAGACTTCAATGGAACTTCTTCAAAATAAGCCTTTGAGTAGGCATCATCATAAATTTCATAAGACTCTTCTATTATGGAAGAATCGGGTTCATAGATATATAGAACCAGATCGCCCAAGACAACTCTCAGGCGACCTCGTATTATTCTATATAAAGTCTTTTGTAAAA